CTGTGGTGCCATAAGTAGCAAGCACGGCATCCTTACCCCAGCTTTGCACCAGGCCCTGCATATTGAGTGCGGGATCGCTCTGGGCTGGCGTGGTGGCAGGGATACCTGCCGGCTGGCCTGTATCCACTGGCTCTACTACCAATGGGCGCTCAGGTCCACCTTCCACCGTAACGGGCTGCACAGGATCAGGTGCGGGCGCTGTGGGCACCGTGCTGATGATCCCACCACCTGGCCCTCTGCGCTCTGGCGTGGCTCTGGTGGCTTCGTCTGTGGAGGGCGCTTCCTTTGTTTCAGAAGGCCCTATGCCCTGCTGAGAGCTATCGCTCTGCTGGGCCAATTCGAGGATGCCCAGCTTATGAGCCTGGCCCACTGGCATAGGCACGCCTGCTGCTGCGAGCTGTGTTACCCTGCCGTCTGGCAGCGTTTCGATGATTGTTTCCGTTGGCTTTACGGTTGCCTGATCCATTTGTATACCTCCTGCTTCTGCTGCTGTAGTGATTAGATAGCAGGGCCAGCGCGATCACCAGCCCGGCACGCAACCTGCCACAATCCACCAGGTGGTGAGCCTGCTGAATTAGAGCAAAGTTACCTTCTCGAATGCCAGAGGGCGCTGGACGCCGAACGCTGCTCTCAGCTCTGCCAGGATAGCCAGGGCATTGCGTAGGAAGTAGTCGTTAGGCTCGCCCACCCTAATCTCCGTCTGCATACGATCCCACAGAGTGGCACCCAAACGGAAATTGCCCACCAGGGCTGTGAGGGCTGGAATTGCTGGCGTTTCCACCACAGGCACCCTCCAGATACGCTGGCCCACAGGATCGTAGAACGTAGCCATCTGCCCGCCATTCACGTATTCGTTAGTGGTGGCTTTGGTTAGCTCTATCGCTTCAGCGTCTGCTGGATTGAGTACCATAGCGTCTGGCTGATAGAAGGCGAGCCTAATATCAGTGATCGCCCTGCGGATGGTGTCTGCTTTGGTGTCAGTGGTGAGCTGGCCCCTGCCCACAGGTGCAGAGCCGTGCATAACCCTAAGCTGGATACCAGACGTGTTGAGGATGCCTGTGAAGTTGTTGCCAGTGCCATCCCCAGCTATGATCTGATCTTCCAGTGTTACCTGCACCATGTATTGCAGCTCGCTGTCTATGGTGCCCCTGAGCCTGGGCGCGTCCTGGAGTATCTGCCTGGAGGCACCCACCCAGGTGGCTATGGTTTTGACGGCTGCTGTGGGCGTGTCAAAGGTCAGGTTGCTCTCAGGCTTCAGGCCAAAGTTTCCACCTGTGTACTCAGGCACGACGGCTGCCGCGTTAGTGCGTGCTGTCATTCGCACGTACTGGATGGCGTCTGCCATTGTGGGCACGACGTTGATCATATCCAGCACGCTTCTGGGCCTCTGGCGTGCCACATCGATGGCTGGATCGAGGAAGTATTGCGGCACCGTGAAGGCACCACCTGTGGCGTCTGTCAGCGAGTAGATCGCCTTCACGTCCCGCATGGGTGTCTCAGGGCGCATGTGGGCCTTCACGTCCACTGGCGACATTCTCATGCCGTCGTTATGGGTAAAAGCCTTGTGCTCTACGACGAGCTGGCCCCAGCTCTTGCGCGGCTCATGCGTGCCACTCCTGAGCTGCTGGGCAGTCTGCGATAGTGGCGCTGCACTCCCACCCAGGGATACGTAATCCTCCAGGCCCTTCAGCTCACGCAGTTGATCCACCTGCTTACGCAGCAGGACACCTTCAGCGATCATGGCCTCCAGTTGATTGCGCTCATCCTGGGTAGCTTCAGCACCCTTTGCTTCCAGGGTGGCATGTAGCGCCCTGGAAGCATTGATCTTAGTGGCTAGTGAAGTTTCCAGGTCCTTTAGCTCTGGCATTGTAGTGTTACCTCCTGAATGTAACTTAGTGATTGATAATGGGCCTTAGAGGGATAGCAGCTCTATCTGATGTTTCAGGAGGTAAAGTGTATCTAACGGCACGGCTGCTGTGGGCAGTGTTTCCTGATCGACTTTACTCTCTGCACCTGGTGAGGTAGCTTTTTCACCTTCCTCATCTTCCTCTAGGAGGCCCTTGCAGTTGTTGCACCCTAATGATACCACAGCTTTATGGATGCTGTTGAGGAGGGTAGTATCGTTGCTCGAATGCCTGGCTCCTGCCTTGTACTGCATTTCGAGGCTATCCAGGATGGCCTTGATTGTGGATAACGCCTGCTCAGGGTTATGAGCGTAGAGCTTAGAGGCTACTGTGGCTGGGTTAGCACCCCAGACCACATCCGACACTTCATAGAGCCTGATTTCCCTAAGCTCTCTGATCTTATAGACGCCCTCTGAAGGCCCAGACGCAGTGCCAGGGTTTTGCACATTCGTGAAGTCCACCTTCACAGGATCATAGCCATAGCTCTGCTGATCTATTGCCCCTTCCAGCAGGCCCTGGTATACCTCCTCTGCCCTGGCAGTCTGGAGGTACTTGCGCTTGACTTCCACAGCGCCTGTGGCTTCAGGCCACTTAGCGAGCACTTCACCAGGGATGGCTTCCCTGCCCACTTCCTTTATATCCTCTATCACGGCTATGGGTGGCTTAGGTGCCCAGCCCATATTGTGCGACCATAGATATTTGATCGTCTTTGCCGCCTGCTCTCTGAGCGTCTTACTAAACGATCCTGGATGAGAGCGATCTGCCACCAGGTCTACCACGCCATGCACTGCAAAGAGGCCAGTCACTGATCTACCCTCTATGCTTTTCACGTACATGGGTATTACTTTGATTTCCATAGTGATAACGCCTCCTCGTTTGTGGGGATGGTTTGGGTAGCAGCTCGCCTTATTGCTTAGATTATATCAGGTGCTGGTATCTACTGCTGCTGCTCTAATAAGGGCTGCTAAGGATTGTACGTATGAGCACGGCAATGCTAATCAGGTGGCAGGACTGGAGGAGAGCAATAGTGGCTGTGACCTTCCACCAAAACACTTCGTGGCGACATGCATCCACACGAGCCATTTGCTGCCGCGTTTTTTCGGGTGTATATAGATGGCGCGGTATGCGGTATGCTTCGCAGAAATCCAGGTCCATTTTAGTATCTCCTTGTAATCACTAGCATATACGGCGATTACTCCTCACGCCCTGCTGGTAGCTGTCTAACTTCATTCTCTATGGCCTGCCAATCACCCTGGATGTGGTCCTTTGCCAGGGCTTCCACAGCTCGCTCTACAGCCTGCCTGGTTATCCTGGCCTTCATGCTGCCCAGCAGGGCCATAGCCATTGGGTTATGCAGGAGGGCCTTGCCTTCTACCTTTGACACGGTTGATGGATCATTGAGGAGAGACGCCAAGTCAACATTAGTATTATCGCCAAAGGGTACAGGCACACGGTTGAACAGCCTCAGATAGTAGTCACCTGCCGGGTCGGGTTGCATTCCTATGGCAGCCCTGTACTCATTGAGCGTAATACCGCCTGCCTGAAATGCGTTCATGGCCCTGGCTTCTCGTAGCTCCTGGCTCTCTTGCAAATAGGGGACTTTGCTCATATCCCATTCGAGGCGTATCAATTCCAGCTTGATACGATCCTCACTCACAAACTGAGGCAGCAGCGCCCAGGTTAGCCAATTCTTGTATTCCGTGTAAGCCACTGTGAGCGTGCCGCGCCAGTAGTTATCCCACGCCTCTTTCAGGTTTGAGTACGTGGCTCTTAGCAGGCCAGTGTAGCTGTAGATAATCAGTGGCGGTATCTGAAACACCATGCAGATACGGCTTTCAGTCAGCGCCCTGATGCTCTGGCTTTCCAGCTCATCCAGGCTGGCACCCACCTTCTGGTAATCTGCATCCTCATCCATGACTGCTACTGAGTGCTGCTTACCTGTGGCCCTGCCATATCGCTTGTGCCACTTGGCTGCGATCTCAGCACTCTGGGCGTCAGACAGGCGTTTCTTGATCTTCAGCAGGCCAGACGGTATGCCACCGTTATTAAAGAACTCTCTGATGTATTCAGTCTGGGCACTATCAGCGTCCACACTACCCAGGGCCACAGCGAGCTTTGACATGCCCTGTAGTCTATTCTGGGGATCATAGGCCCTATGCACCAGCATGTTAGCTGCTGGGATGGTAGTGCGAAACATGCCATCTCGAAACTCGTATGCCTCTACACCCTCTGGCCCATTGATCTCTGATACCTTAGCAGGATCGAGTGGATATAGACCGTCTGCGAGGTTGCTGCGCTCATTGCGCGTGATCTCTGCATAGAACTTCCCTGCCACGTCTGTGCTGGTAAAGAAGGCCCTGGCAAAGCCAGCTTCATCCATAGTGGGATTAGGGCGCATCATAAGCTGCCTGAAGGGATGGCCTGCCTGCTCTTGATATTCACCCTTGCCGGAGCGTTCCTCTACCTTCAGCCGAGGGTTTATCGCTGATGAGGCTTTGATTTCCACACAGGCGAATACCATCTCATTGGCCTTGTAATGCTTCCAGAGGCTAGGCACCCCTGCATTCAGGGGCATGGGCCTGCCAGTGACACCTATCTGCCTCAGAGTAAGTGCAGGCGTGGCCTTTAGTGATTGCCCAGGCATGTTACTGAGCTGGTGGGTATCCCATGCTGGTATCTGGGTAAAGCCGGCAGGCAGGGCGTTCTCATCCAGCCCACTCCTTACAGGCCAGCTACTATCGCCCCCCAAGCCCATCCCACCTGGCCTGGGATAGCCCTTAGTATTGATACGTGGCACCATGTACTGGCCCTCCTCTTGGGATTATACGTCTGATTGTAGCAAAACACCCTGGCATGGTGTAGCTAGTAGCTGCTCAATCCTATCACTAGCCACTTTGTGGTATTTTGGATCAAGCTCAATACCGATAAAGGACCTGCCCAATTCTATACACGCTACTCCCGTTGTGCCACTGCCCATGAAAGGATCAAGCACTGTCATCCCAGGCAAACTGGCACGCTCTATTAACCACCGGACAAATCGTATGGGCTTCGCGCAAGGATGCTGCACCAGGTTGGCATCATTCGGGTACGTCTGCCCGCAGGAGTTAGGACGCGACCCTAAGCGATTAGCCAGGTACGGGTCTTTGCCGTAGTACAATATCGGCTGGCAACAAGCGAAACCCCACTTGGTCATCCCCGTACCTGATGCAGAGTACCAACAACCCACGTCATCAGGTTGTGGATAGAGCCACATGTTCCGCGTACCTGGCGTCACTACGACGCAATTCGCTATTCGACGGCACTGCTCAATAGCAGGAACCACCACGTCACGAACGTACTCTGGTGTGTCATCATGTATATATGTGCCATGCCGCACAGACGTTCTACCATCGCGCATCCTGGCTTTTTTGGCAGACAAGCCCACACCGTAGGGTGGGTCTGTTACGACGGTATCCACACTAGAACTCGGCATTGCTGTCAGCAAGTCCAACGCATCCCCACACTTTAGATCAAGCACCCCGTACCTCCTGCTGCTACTGCTTAGAAAGTATCTGTATCATTGGTGGATTATCCCAGAGGCAGTACCACATCTTGCCCTTGATCAGGCCACCAATCAAGAAAACATAGCACTCTGGTCTAACCCATCTGCTCCTACGCTTCATTCGCAATACCATAGCCCACATACCTCCTGTATCACTACATGCTAACCCAGGTAAATGCCCACACCCGCGTTAGATAGCAGGTCCACAGCCCCTGATACCGCGTCCACCTGATCATCCTTTATTGTGGATCGCTCTTTGCCAGTGAATGACACCATTTCCCCAATCAGAGCAGGAGTCCAGTGACGCCTCGCGACCTTCACCACGCCTGCCTTGCACTTTGCGGCTACTGGCATGGCTCGCTGATACTTGCCCTTGTCTGGCTTGTGCCCTTCCAGAGTATAACCCAGCAGCTCCTCTCGGCGCTGAAGCTCCTGGACGGCACCCAACTGCATAGCCACCTGCTCTACACCTATGATAACATCTGGGCCGTCATCCTGTGCCGTGCTCACTATCAGGTCCTGCACGTCAGGCCATTCGAGCTGTGCCCTGATCATATCAGCTATTATAAGCAACCCTGAAGGCGTCCTGCCCACCAATGCACCAGCCGTATAGTCAGCACGCGCATGTGGTGAGGTTGCCAGGTCCCAATAGCGCACCCATCGCTCACATGGTGGGATCACGTCAAGCTGATCAATAAACCATTCTCGCCTAAAGAGGGTGCCTCCCATTTCCACAAAGGCACCACCCAGCTCTTGCTCTGCAAACGGTCCAACGTACTCAGAGGCCAGGGAAGCTATAAATTCCCTGGATAAGAAACTATTTTCCCAAATAGTCGAATGGATCAGCGCCCTGTCTGGGTGCTCGCTCGCTTCCACCACAAACTTCTGATAAACCCAATTTTCGAGGCCATTAGGTGTGGTGGTAATCCAGAGTGGGCCACTCTTGCCAGGCCCACCAGAGAGCCTGCCTATCGCCCACCACGCTTCTATGCCCCTGGTGCTGTCTGGCTTGTCTGCTGATCTGAAGGCGATCTGCGAGCCATTCCACAACGTGGCGAGCATTTCCGTTTTGTGGAAGTCCACCACCCAATCGCCAGCCACTTCACGGAACTTTCGCACCGTGCTATCTCTGAGGGATGGGTAAGTAGGCCCCATCACCAGGCCCAGGCACTCAGGATGGTTAGAGTGCATGAGGGCCTTTATGCTGCCTGCATGGGTTTTGCCTGAGCGAATGCCACCTACATAGGCTGTATACTTAGCTTGGCTCTGAAGGAACTTGCCTTGTTTGGGCGTCACTTCTAATGATAATTTCGATGGTGCCATGCTGCTCTATTGGCCCTCCGTCTGCACCAGTCTGCTCTACTCTAGTCGTTTCACGGTACAGCTCTGGCTTGTGAGCCTTCAGCATAAACATGAGCAGCAGATCGCTTTTCAGCCTCCCACGCTTCCACGCCTCTGCCTCTGCATCCTCTATGCAAGCACTCAGTGCTTCATCCCATTGCTGGGCAAACTCCTCATCGCTATCACGCCACTCATAGGCTGTAGTCCTGCCCAGGTCAGCAGCATCACACGCCTGGCTTACCACGCCAGTTTCTCTGAGCGTCTTTAGAAACCTGGCCTTTTTTTCATTTGTTCGCTTTGTACGTGCTGCCAGGGCTTTCGACACGTCCATCCCCTCTGGTGGTGTAGGCTCTGGCTTAGGTCCTGGCTTCGGCTTCTTATTCTGCTGCTGCTGCTTTTTTCGTGCCCATCTAGGCATACCCGCACCCCACTCTCTATCACTAAACGAATGCAGAGGCCCTGGTGGTAACTCCTCTAACCACCAGGGCCTCCACCTGATACAAGCATAGAGCGTACCAGGGCTGCTGTCAATTATTCAGCAGGGCCAGCTTCCTCTCCTGGGCCAGGCTCTACATGCTCAGTCACTTGCCACTGATCTGGCTTTCCCCATTGACGTTGGAGATTGACATTGTGCTTTGCGGCTATCTCCGCGTCCAGGTCCCACTTCATGTGCCCAAAGAGGGCCAGGAGCAGGATGCCTATATCAGCACCTTCCTCTGAGGGCTGCTTTCGCTTTCGAGGCTTTTTCAACTCCTCATCCACCTGGCCCTTCATCGTGGCTTCATCCATGCCCAGGGCCAGCATTAGCTCCACCCATTCCCTGCCCAGGTGTTTAGCGATCCCGTACTCATCATGCTGGAAAGTCCTGGCAGCCCACTCATCAATCACTAGCTGCCACCCTGGGATGGTCTGGACCTGGCCCACCAGCTCTGCTGGCTTCAGGCCCTCAGCTTCCTGGATAGCCGTGTGCAGGTCTGCCATGAGAGTAAACCTGGCCTTACTGCTCATAAAGCTATCCCAGAGCACCTGATCGCTCGGCTTTGCGTGCAGCCTGCCATATAGCACCATGTACTGTGCCAGTGCTGCTACTGCTTTGGCTCTAAGAGCCTCTAAACTTCCTTCACGCACCATGTACCTCCTATAATCACTAAAGACTAACTAAACGCCACAGACGCCCGCACATTCAGCGTCCATGCCTCTAATCGGCTTGCTTTTCGCCATTGGCTTGCTCCTGCTGGGCCTTGCGCTTACGCTCCAGGTACGGCTCTACCAGGCTGTGGATGTTCATCCTGGAAGCGTAATCACTAACCTCTTTATCAGTTGGCTGGTATCCATCCCTGATACCCAGCCCCTGCCTGGCACCTTCCACAGCCACACGGTAAGCAGCATATTCGAGGTTCATCCTATTCTGGGCCTCGGCTTCCTGCTTCTTTGCATATTCAGCATCCCAGGCTGTGCTCATAGAGTGCTGGATAATCTCCTGGAGGCTGTGCATGTGTCTGACGCCACGCACACCACAGATAGGACAGGTATCCGTATAGCCCACCCCGCCAGCCAGCCCTGAAGCTGCCATGCGCGTGGCGTCCAGCTTGTGATCGGCTGCTGCTGGCACCTGAGCTGCTGACATTGTATAGCTAACCTCATTCACCTGCCCTGGTGGTGGAGGCCCCTCAGTGGCGATCTTCTGAGCAAACTGCTCTGCACTGTACACACCTGGTGCAGGCCAGGCGCTGCTCTGAGGCCCATACTCAGCAGTGAGCCTCGAATGGCACACAATGCAATAAGGTGCATCCACCCCATAGACCTTGTGAGGCTTCAGTGGCTTGCCACAGCACGTACAAGCATATTCCACCACCAGGCGCTCGCTCTCTGGTACGTCTGGCACCCCAGAGCCTTCTGCTGCTTCCAGCAGCTCATCAGCCAGGGTGGGAGGCACCTTCTCGGCTTCACCCCTGGCCTGAGCCTCTAACCTGGCTCGCTCTCTAACCAGGCCCTTCAGCACACCCCGCGGAAGGGCCTGCCTTGCATCGCCCCGCGTCTTTTGCAGCAGCACGCCCAGGTCCTGGCTCGCCGCATCCACCTTTACCAGGCGCCACTCATTCAGGGCTTCCTGGCACTTCTGGATCAGCTCTATATCAGGCTCGCCGTTCTGATCGCACATGCCCAGATCGAGGGCGCTATGCACCAGCACCCACCACGCTTTCAACTGCCTTTTTGTATACTCTGACTTACCCATTGCCGTGTACCTCCTCATTGATTAGACCGAAGAGCTTTGCTGTAAGCTCAACAATGCGCCTGCGCTCCGCAAGCAGCGCCACCACCTGGGCAGAAGTTAGGCGCTCATCAGCCTCTGCCTTAGTAATATCCTTAGACAGCACGCCCAGAACGTCCAGGGCCTGATCCACCCACTTACGCTCCTGCTCTGTCAATTCGTGATACCTCACCTGCACCTCCTTTATCACTATAGAACTAATAAGATCGCCTACCGTCTGTTTCCACAGTGTAAGCATCTGGTGGGATGATCGGCTGTGGCTTTGGCTGGCTAAATCTAACGGGTTTAGGGCCAGACCGCGTGCTGATACACTTCTGGCAGAGCCTGGCTTTAGAGCTGCCAGAGTGCTGATGGTGCTCAGTCCATTGCTGGCAGAATATGCAATAGCAAGCCAGTGGCTGCTTACACGTACAGCAGATCGTATCCTCTGGTGGAGCTCCAGGATCAGGCATCTTTGGCATAATTCACCTCCTTTATAATGACACCATATTCTAGCTGCATCCACTTCCTTTTCAGCTTGTATTCCCTGGTGAGATGGCCCTTCACATCCTCCACAACAGGCACCGCCTGCCTGCCTTTGACGCATACCAGGTACACAAAATCTGCTACATACCTGCACACCACCGTCCTTTCGCCAGTCTCGTAATGGGTGGTGTGCAGCTCATAAACTACCTGCCTGAGCAGCCCTTTTATCTCAGGATCGTGCCCATAGTACATGAGCAACAGATCATCCCACCTACTGGCCTCGGCCTCACTGTCAAAGGCCAGCATCTCAGTGCCCTTACACCAGGCACAATCACTAGCAGCAACAAATCTTTGGTGCCCACACTCCCTCCAGGCTCTGCGATTGCCGTATTTCGAGGGCTTCTGCTGCTGCTCAGTTTCGCCTTGCAGCTCGCTCCAGGCGTCTGCGCTCTGCCCTGCTAAGTGGCCTGGGCTTGATAGAGCGTCCAGCACTTCCTGGCTTTGCGGATGGCGCTGGGCCAGGTCCTTCACTGCTTCCTCTGTTAGCCTCACCATCCCCATCCTCCTCGTAAGATATTGCTGCTGTATACCCATCCGTCAATCTGCCCTCTGGGTTTTTCTCGGCAATCAGATACCACTCTTTTAGAGCCATAGCCACCTGGTGCTCATCCAGCACCACAGCCTCTGTAAATGCGATCTCACCAGCCCGCATACCCAGCAGGCCCATTAGCACGGCTGGGTATTGTCCGAACGGTCCACTATTATCCCCAGCGCCTGGAAGGGCGCTAAAGAAGTAGCGCAATGCTGCCAGCGTCAGCACCGTTTCCTGCTGAGTGAGGGCCAGCCCCCGGCGAGCCTCATAGTCCATCACTCGCTTTTGCAGGACCTCTATGCACGTTTCTGGGCTATAGTGGGTTTCGAGGTTAGCTATCCCACCCATATCCACCAGCATGATCTCACCAGCACACCTGGTGCAAAACCTTCTAATCGGCTGATCCACTGTTACCTCCTTGTCTAATCACTATACCACGTCATCCTGGCCTTTAGCACTCTGACCCTTGCGCTTTTGCACCAGGTATCCACCACCACACAGAAC